GGAATAGGGAAAGCATTAAAAGGAAGACAGAAAGCTTCTGTTACCAATCCTCGTTTATAAGATTCAGGTTTACTTTCATATATCCTTATATAATTATCACGAGCTACCATACATTGATTCTCAGTAGAATAAACAGCAGCATTATACTTAACCGATGGTTGATTAGGCATAGATAAAAACATAATTAATAACCAAACTTTAATCACCTGCGTCGCCCCAGCTTTCGCCGAGTTCGACATCTACTTTACTTGGTACTTCTAACTCAACACAATTTTCCATAATGTCTTTTATTCTATTCTTATCTTTGTCGCTTGCAATAGAAAAATCAAGTTCATCATGTACTTGTATATGTGCTAAGTATCCTTCTTTATATAATTCAAGCATTGCTTTTTTTGTTTGATCTGCAGCAGATCCTTGAATTAATCTATTTAATGCTTTGTATGTCCAGGCACGTTTAATCATACTTTCACCATATTCTCTTTGTGCTTCGGCAAGTGGTAAAGCTTTAGAGCCCCACTCGTTTGATGGTTCCCATAAATCAAAACGGCAACGTCTTCCTTCCAAAGTAAACAAATAACCTTTTTTACCTGCTTTGTTCATTGTGTCACTCATCAATTGTTTAACAAAAGGTACACGTTCGTGATAACTGGTTAATAATTCTGTAGCATCTTCTAAACTTACACCGAGCTGTGACATTAATTTACCTTTACCCATACCGTAAAATAAACCTAAGTTAATTGTCTTAGCTTGTTTACGAGGAATGTCAGCCATGTCTGCAACCAATTGATGGAAGTCTGTTGTATCATCTTCCTGGTAAGCATCTACAAATTGATTTGATCCTTGATAACTTTTCATACTAGCATAGTGAACGACGAGCCGTGGTTCTTGTTGCGAGTAATCAAAAATACCCCACTGACAATTCTTTTCAGGAATAAATATAGATCTGATTAAAGGACCTAGAATGCCGTGCCTAGCAGGAATCTGTTGTAAGTTTGGATTTGAATAACTAAAACGACCAGTGACTGTTCCGCCCTGGTCTGATCTCATTTGGTGGATTTCAGCGTGAATCCTGCCTCTGTGCGAGTGCTTGAGGATACTGTCAATAAATGTGGTTCTCGCTTTATTAATTTCACGGGCTTCCACAACCATCTGCGCCAAAGGAGAATCATGACTTGCCAAAAAGTTTTTATCAAATTTTGGTTGACCTGTTGGTGTACGATCATAAGAAATTTTGAGTGATTCAAATGCTTTCGCCACCGATGCTGCAGCCCACACTTCCACATCTCTACCTGTGAGCTTTTTAATTGAACGTAAAATTTTATTCTCTTTAATTTGTAAATCATTTTTAATCTTCTCCGCTTTTTCTAAATTAACTCGAACACCTTTTTGTTTCATTTCAAATAGAACAGGAAATAAGTCTGTTTCTAATTGAAAAATATTAACGAGATTTTGTGATGAAATTTCTCGTTGTAAATGATGCCACAAGCGTAGCGTAAGTGCTGCATCTTGTTCAGCATATTCTCCTACATGTGAGGCGGGAAGCTTCCACATTTCACCTTTAGGATCTAGTCCCCACATTTTAGCTGCTTCGTAGAGCTGGGTTTCCGACTTTGACTCTTTTAAATAATCCCTTCCTAATGAGTTTAGATCAAATCGAAACCTATTCTCGTCTACTAAAGGAGCAGCAATTAGAGTGTCTATTATTTTGCCTTTGATGTCAATATCCATCGTCTTTAACCAACCCACATCGTAAAAAGCATTATGAAAAATATAATTAATATTTTCATAAGAACATTGTTTTTTAAGCCACCTGGTAACTAATTCTTTGTCCATGTTGGGCGGTGTTTCGTGGGCGATGGGATAGTATCCTTGCCACCCGTCTACCGCAACAGCAATACCGACTACTTCGCCGTTCTTACGAATATAACCAGGCCCTGTATCTTTAATGCCAGGATCCCGTGTTTCTAAATCAATTGCTATCTCGTCATAACCAGATAGATCAGGGAAGGTGTCAGGCTGTACCCATTCACTGGGCATACGATGTACTTTAGGAAACCAATTAGGTTGATTTTTCATCTATCTCTCCTGCAATTGCGGCATAGGCAGCTAAATCAACATAGCTATCTCTTTTATGCGCATGTTTTAATCGTGCTATTTTAACAAGACCCATACATATCGCAACATCATGAGGTGTTACTTTTTTATCAAGATATGCACTCCATAACTTAGCAATATTTTCATGGTTCTTTAATTTATCTCCGTAATCTTCTTGCCGATCACCAGCAACAAGTTCTTTGGCTTCTTTTAAAATGTCTTGGCAAATCATGCACAATTCCTTTCATGAAAAAATATAGGTTCATATTCAAACTGTCCTTCCGTGCGATGAACAATATGTAATTCTTCTTTAGCTCTAGTGGCTCCTACATAAAAAACTCTTGCTTCGTCATCTCTGCCTTGTTGATTTTCAGTAGAAGATTTGTAAGGACCAAAAGATAAATCAGTAATTAACATTACCTTTTGTCTTTCCCCACCTTTACTTGCATGTATTGTAGAAACTTCGATGCGTGGTGTATCATCTAATTTATTTCCTGAGCGCATGATAGAACGTAAATAATTAATTCTGTTTCTAAAACCTTTTGCATTGATCATATCATACCAGGCTATCTCTTTCACGCTTACTTCTTTTGTTTGTGATAACTTTATTGTATCTCTTAACCCAAAATTATTAATTAGCATATCTAAATTATATATTTCTTCTGAGTCACCTTTAAAAGTTCCATAATTTCTTTTTATCCTAGTGCTATCCATATACTCATATAAAGTATGACAATAGTCTCCAGAAATACTTTTTCCATTTTGTAATTTAGTCCAAGCTCTTATAGCTTCAATGTATTTAAAATTAATTACTGAATGACCATAACGTTTATATAACCACCCATACATCTCTAAAGATTCACAAACTTGCTTTACAATTTCATGAGTTCTGCATAAGATTAACCACTCACCTTCCTTAATTCCTTTGTTTAAAGGTCTGATATTTAAGACTTTTCTTGTTCCCTTCTCATCACGAGGTTTATATTCTTTATTAATTCTAGTTGAAATTGACTGTGCTAATTTTGTGGCAAGTGTGTGCACACTAACTGGAATTCGATAAGACTGAGTTAAAGGAATAATAGTATTAGTATCATTGTTAGCCATGGCTATAAAGTGTTCTATGTCCGCACCTGCCCAACGAAAAATTGCTTGGTCATCATCACCAGCTACATAAGTTTCAATAGGTTGTGAAATTTTCTGAATCATATCTACCACTCTCCATTGATGCACAGACAAATCTTGAGCTTCATCAATAAATAAATATTTTAGTTTAGGTGGATTTTTTCTTTTTAAAAATTGTGTAAAATAATCCACATACTCATATTTACTTCTATCTGTTTTAAATTTATGTAAATCTAAATCCATTTGTTCTATTAAGTTCCGTGCGCCGTAGTTGTTGAGTGTGGTGTCACGAAAAACTTTTGCTAAACGATCTTCATCATCAGGAAATTTTGCGTAAGCTAAATTAATTAAGTCCTGGTATTCACTTTTCGCTGTCGGCATAGAAATGTCAACGCCATTTCCTTTTTTCATTTTATTAACATACTCATGTCCCGTGAGCCGTGAGAGGTCATTATAGTCATGTTCGTCCATGATCTGTGATTGTTGAAGCTGTAATCGTTTATAAGCAAGAGAATGTAATGTACAAAAATACGGATACTCTTTTTTCAATTCATCTTTACTCATGTCACTTCCTTTCGCAACACGATCTCTAATTTCTTCTGCAGCTTTAACAGTAAAACTAAAATACCCAATCTCGGACGGTAAACAAATATTATTTTTTACTAACTCATTTACCTTGTTTTTTAAAAAAGTTGTTTTACCTGTACCTGGGGGACCTATAACAATATGTCTATGCATTAATATGCCTCCTCTTCACTAAAGTCTTGTGATTTTAAATTATAATCAGATGCGAGAATATCCGTTGGAATCTTCCAACAATGTTCTGAATTATTATTAACTTTAAACTTCGCTGTTCCACCACCAAACTCTTCAAACATTTTATACTGAGCAGAGTCAGATAGTTTTGTGAAACGTTTTGTTTTTAAGAAATCTCTTAAAGATTGTGGCTTAAAAAAGAAATATCCCTTTTCATGTTCAAAGACCATTCCTTGAAGAATATCTTGTCTATCTTTTGCTCCTCTGTTGTTTTCAATAAATATTTGAAGCTGATTAAGAAATTGTCCCTTGGCTGTTACTTCCGTAGGTAATTGAATAAAATCATCCTCATGCATGTTCTTTAATAAATTATCTACCATGTCTGCCCATATAGCAGGGGCGATGGGCCGTGGGCTTTCATTCGCTTGAGCTATACAAGCTTTACGATATTCACTGTGAGAATGTAATTGATCTACTGATAGAATAATAACCTTCCCATTATGAGTTACTTCATACACAGGATTATCTGATTCCCATTTCTTTAAATTTGTTATTTCATGCTCAGCAGAATTACCAATACCATACTTCCTACTTTGACATTTTATTTTTTCGCATACACTTTTAAAAACAGGGAGCTCACATCTATAAAAATATTTTTTATCTTCTACTTGTTTAAATATTGTTTGAACTTCTCTACTTGGTAGAGGAGGACTAAAATATTTGGTATTATATTCATCCATTTTTTTTTCTAAATCATTAGGAAATCTTTCTCGTAAATAAATTCCTAGTTGAAACATACATTCGTTTCGTGAGCCTTCAGCAAATCCTTGTGAAGCAAGTGTAATTAAACATGGAGGAGCGCCTTTAAAATCATCATTCTTTTTTTCGCTAACATTTTTTGTAATAGCCACTATGTTAAGATTCGATACGACTTTTCTTTTATAATATTCTATAAACTTATCTAACTCTAACAATGAATTACCTTCATCATCATATGCAAAACGTCCAGGATACTCTG